CCTGTTTCAACCTTAGTCGTCTCTATAGCTACTATACCTTCAAAGATTTTAACAACTCTAAAAAGTAGGAAAAAGAACAATGGCAAAAAGTAAAAACAAAAGAACAAGAACAGTATCTGTACGTCAAGATTACAGAAAAGGTGGTAAAGTACAATATGCTATAGGGGGTGCTGTACCTAAAGGAGCTAAAGTAGGAAGACCAGATATAGGTGCTGTTACACCAACACCTGCACCAACACCTGCCCCACCTAGTGAAAAAGTAGGAACTCCTGTTCCTGATGCAACACCAGCACCAGCTCCAATACAGGTTCCTGTGCCTACCTTAGCTCCTCAACCAGCTCCGCCTTTACCTCCAGTAGGTGACGGACAAATTACTCAACCTAGACCAACACCTGCTCCTGAACCAGAACCAGAACCAACACCTGCTCCTACTGCTCCAATAGATACTGGTAGACAAGGGTATGATGATGAATATGAACCAGACCCAGACCCTTATATAGGAGGCATAGGAGGTGGTATTTTTACTCCTCCGGGAAGCGGAGTTACTCCTACTACTCCAATAGAAGGAACACAAGACCAATTTGAAACTGAAAGAAGACAAAGAGTTATAGATACAGGACAACAAGTTACAGACATAGCTGCGGGAGAATTACCAACAGGGTTAGTTCCAGAACAAGAATTAAAACCTATTGAAACTGGAGAACAATATGAAGGTCAATATGAAGACTTAGCACAAAGAAAAGGAGTTACTCCAGAGTTTATTAAAAAAGTAGGCCCTGAGCTTGTAGCTCAAATGCAAGACACACAAACAGCAGCAACTCCAGAGCAACTAGAAGCTGTTGAGTTTCAAGCTTTTAAATTACAAAAAGAAGCTGAAGTTGAAGCAGCTACAGGTACAGTTAGTAAAGAAGTAGCAGAAGCTGATGTAGAACGAGTAACACCTATTGAAGGAGCTAAAGTCGAAATAAAAGAAGGTGCTTTAGCTGAAAGGGTAATTGGAAGTATTAGTCCAGAAGCAAAAGCTCAAGCAGCTATTAATGCTGGTACTAGTTTAGCTAGAGTTACTAGAGCTAAAAAACAATTAAGAACTGCAGGTTTATCTGAAGAAGATATTACAGAGCTTGGTAATGACCCAGAGTCTTTAGAAGCAAGACTTACAGACTTTACTGAAGCACAAAGAGGTATTATTGAAGGTTTACCTGAAGAAGCTTTAGTCTCTAATCAACTTGATAGTTTATTATCAGGTCTTGAAGAAGGTGAAATTCCTATGTGGGCTAGACCTGCTGTTGCTAATGTAGAAAAAATATTAGCAGAAAGAGGCATGTCAGTTTCTACAGTAGGTAGAGATACTTTAATTAATACTATTATTCAATCTTCAATACCTTTAGCACAAGCAAATGCTCAAGCTATTCAACAATCAGTTGCACAACAAAAAACTATTGAAGCTCAAGTAGCTGAAGCTAATGCTCAACGAAGACAACAAACTGCCTTAAGTAATGCTAATAATGTTTTTCAAATGGACATGGCTCAATTTAGTGCAGACCAACAAACAACTTTATCTAATAGTAAATTTTTACAAACTGTAAGTTTAACTGAAGCTAGTAATGAACAACAAGCAACTATTCAAAATGCTGTTTTAATGTCACAAGCTAATTTAGCTGAAGCTAGTTTAAATCAACAAGCACAAATTAAAAATGCTGATTCATTTTTAAAAATGGATTTAGCTAATCTATCAACAGAACAACAATCAAATGTTGTTAGGTCACAATTAGACCAGCAAAGATTATTAAGTGACCAAGCAGCAGAAAATGCAGCTAGACAATTTAGAGCAGTTAGTGCTAATCAGACTCAACAGTTTATGACAAGTTTAAATAATAATATAGAACAATTTAATGCTCAACAAATGAATGCTGCTGAACAATTTAATGTACAACAATCAAATGCTGCTGAAGCTAGAAGAGTTGGTATTGAAGCAGAAATTAACAAAGCAGATGCTGCTATTGTCAATCAAGCACAACAATTTAATGAACAAATAGATTTTAACAGAGAACAGTTTAATACTCAAAATGCAGTAATGATAGAACAATCAAATATTGAATGGCGAAGAAAAGCTAACTTAGCTGATACAGCTGCTCAAAATGCAATTAACCAACAAAATGTTCAAATGGCTTATGGTTTATCTTCACAAGCTTTATCATTTTTATGGCAAGAGTTAAGAGACCAAGCAGACTATGACTTTAGATGGGCTGATAATACAGCTACAAGAAAAGTACAAGCTATGGTAGCTGCTGCAGGAGCTGAAGGAGATGCAGCTAAAAATTGGAATACAAATTTTAATAATGTATCTAGTACTATAGATAGATTCTTTGGAACAAGTTAGGAGAAAAAATGGGATTTTTTAAAAAAATATTTAAAGGGCTAAAAAAAGTCGTTAAAAAAGTAGGTAGAGGAATTAAAAAAGTTGTTAATAAAGTAGGAAAAGCTTTTGGTAAACTAGGAGTAGTAGGACAACTTGGTATGATGTTTTTAATGCCTTATGCAATGTCGGGACTTAGTAATATGTGGGGAAGCTTTGGTAAATTTGCTAGTGGTGCTAGTGGTGCTTTTGGTAAAGTTATGCAAGGTATTCATGCTGCGGGTTCTACTGTAGGAAAAGTGTATACTAGTGTTACTCAAGCAATTAGTAACGGTATAGATAGAGCTGGAAACTTTTTACAAGGTGAAGGTTTTAGTTTAAGTGAAGGAAGGTCTTCTGTCTTTACTCCTAAAGGAGATGATGTAGTTGCAAGAAGTGATGCTGGAGTTATTAAAGATGTTACTGAAGTAAAACCTCCAAAAAGTTCTTTAGATGAAGTTTTAGAAAGTGTAACTAAAGTTGATAAAACAGGAGTGGTTACTCAAGCTACAACTAAACCTTTTGAAATGGAAACACTTCCAGACCTAGTAGGAAGTAAAGAAACACTTGATAAGTCTTTATTAGAAAAAGGAGCAGATTTTATTTCAGAAGCTAGTGGTAAATTAATATCTGATATTACAGACCCTACTAAAGTAGGCGAACAATTAAGCTCTTCTGCTTTGACTGGTTTAGGACAAAAAGTTTCTTATGATATAGCTGGAGACCCTCCGGTACAAAAATTTATTAATATTAGTCCTATGGATATTCAAATAGCTCAACAACCTGATGTTTTTAGTACAGAAGATTTTACTAAAATGAAAAATAGTTTTAATAGCATGGGTAGTTCTTTTCAAGATGTTAGTCAAATTTATGCTGAATATTGGGGACAACAAGATAAAACATTTCAAAGTTTAAGGTACGGAGGAAGTTAAAATGGCAATTGACTATAATAAAGAAGGCATTGCAGCTATTGCAGGAACAGGAAGACCTGTGCCGGGTCAATCATTAACTAATGACCCTAATCAAGCTTATCCTTGGGAAAGTCCTCCAGAGTTTACAGAGTTTAGAGATGCTTTGCATTATATTACTGAAGGTTTATTAGAAGAAGATATTTATGTACCTTTAATGCAAGGAGTAGGTCAAGGAGTTCCTTTAACTGACATAGCTTTACAATTACTACAAAGAGGTTTTCAAGAAGGTAAATGGAATCCTGATTTATTAATGATGCTTATTGAGCCTACTATTTATGTGCTTATGGCTTTAGCTGAAAAAGCAGGAATAGAGTATCGTATAAATGGTGATGAAGAAGAAGAACTTGAACAAGAAGATGAAAACGATATTGCAGAAATGAAAAAAAATAATTTAGCTAAATATGCTAAAGATAAAGTTGAAGAAACAAAAGGAATTCCAGAAGGTGCTTTACCTCCTGAAATTGTAAAAAAAGTAGAAAGTTTAAATGTACCTTCTAGTTTATTAGATAGACAAGAGCCTGTAGAAAGAACAAGCTTATTAGAAAAAGGAGAAAAATAATGGCTTTATATGGAGATGGTGGTGTTCAATTTGCTAAACAAGAATTAGACAGAGCTAGAAAAAGAAGAGACCAAGAAGCAAAAAAACAAGAAAAGTTTGCTAAAAATTTACAAAAAGTAAAGTTTTTTATAGCAGGAGCAGATAAAGTAATTAATAATAAAGCTGATAAACTTGAAACAGAGGGTGCTATTAGTAGAGTAGGCTATTTAGCAACTAATCAAAATGCTTTGCAATGGCAGAACATGTATGATGACTATGAAGACTTGGGCTTGACTAGAACACAAATGTTAGAAAGAGAAACCCAAAAAACTTTAAGAACTCATTTACAAACTGAACTAGGTGCTGATTATGACATATCTCAATACAGCGATGGTATTAATAATATAGCAAAAGACTGGGCAAATAATCCTGAAAACTTAGCAGCTTGGAACAAAGCTTTAGATGACCAGTTAGCTGTTCCTTCAATGTCTCAAGAAGATTTAATTAAATACATTCAACAAGATGTCAAAGCTCCACGAAGTATAGCTGGATTTCTTGGTAATAAAATAGTTAAATTAGCTAAGTCACATGATAAACAAACTTTATTAGAAGAAGATAAGATAGCTAAGAAAAAACAACTAGGCGGTATGTTAGGTTCTAAACTAGATGCAGCTAGAGAAAGCTTAGATGCTTATGGTAAGAGAGGAAATCCTATTGAAGACTTAGTTGCGTGGATGAAAGGACCAGAAGGACAAAACCTTATGGCTTTTAAAGATGCTGAATTAAAAACAGAACCACGTATTATACAGAATAAAGATGGCTCTACTTTACAAGTATCAGTTCATCAAAGAATAGGAATAGATAGGAATGGTAATCCAGTACAGATAGGTAATAGTCTTCTAGGTGAAACAAATATTATTGAAGCTAAACCTAAAGACCTTAGTGAGACTGAGATACGTATTGTAGGTGGTCAAGTAAGAAGTGAGGTAAGTAGACTAACAGACACTTTATTAAAAGAAAATTATAAAGACATTTATGAAAAAAAAGATAATCTAGAGGGCTTAGCAATTAATGTTGGTTTAACTAAAAGAAACTTAATGACTCGTTATGATATTAATGATGCTGAAGCTGCAAGTTTAGCAACTAAGTATATTTTAGGAAAGGGTATGGATGCTATCGATATTAATATGAGTCAATATGATATTGATATTCAAAGAGGCGCTGTAGATACTGCAAATCTTTCTGAGTACATTGAAAACATTAAAGAAGTTAAAGACTGGCAGACTGCTGATGCTTTACGAACTATGAGAGACCAAGTTTATCAAGGTATTAAAAGTTCTAAAGATTTATCTGAAGATGAAAAAATATCAGAACTAAATACTTTAAATATGTTATTTAAAAATGAAGATTTAATGTCAGTAGAAGAAGAAAATACATTTATTGCTGATAATTCAGATGTTGACCAAGAAACTAAATCATTTTTACAACAAGTAAATGATACTCCTCTTATAGGTAAAGTTAGTGAGTTTATGTTTGGTGAAGAGTTAGATTTAGTAGATGCTACATGGTTAATTCCCGGACTTGGCTTATTTAGAATAGGTGGTAAAGTTGCAGGTAAAGCTATTGGAAATCAATTAGTTAAACATGTAATGTCAAAAAACTCAGAATTTATTACTAAGGCTTTAAAAAGAGCAAAACAAGGTTTTAAAAATAATAACAGTAAAGAAGTTTATTTAAAAAATTTAAGCCCAACAGAACGAGCTATCTTTAATTCTATAAGCTCAAGAGGAAACTCTGTCAATCAAGGTACTTTGTTAAAAGAATTAAGTAAGATACCGGGACTTTATCTTAAAGGAATAACACCAAGTACTAAGGAATCTTTATTATGGGGAGCTGGTGGTTTTGCATTTTTTTACGGACAATCGCAAAGAACTGATTAAATATGGCAATCATTAATATTGGAGGAGACCCTTCTTCTCGTTTAAAGTTAGGTTATACTTTGGATGACCTTGAAAAGAATGAAGAGTTTCAAAATGTCGCTGAAAGATTTCTAGGCTCATTAGGTGAAAAAAATAATGATGTCTTTGAATACTTGAGAGACTCTGATTTTAATTTATTCTCAGGCTTTCAAAGAATGTCTCAGTCTGAAAAGTTTACTGAGCAACAAAAACAAGACTATAAATATCTTCGTTCTAGATTCGATAGAGCAGATATGGGTAGCTTCAAACAGTATGCTGAACTTATTAAAGATGCAACTGTTGATATAGCTACAGACCCAACAGCTATTGCAGCTATGTTATTAACTCCTGTTACTGGTGGTACTTCTTTAGCGGCTCGAACAGCTGGTGCTAAAGGTATTACTAAGGGTATGAAAAATATTGCTTTAAGCTCTGATAAAGTTAAAGGTATTAGTCCAGCAGGAACTGTAGGAATTACAGCAGCTGAAGTAGGAGCTTGGACAGGTCTTGATAATCATTTTAGACAAAACACAGAACTAAATGCTGATATGCGAAGGATTTATTCTACTCCTGAACTTGTTAGCACTACAGCAGTTGGAGCTTTAACAGGTGGTATTTTTGGAGGCCTTGCCAGAAAAAATGATTTTTTTGCTGAAAGAATGGCAAAGCTTTATACTAATGATGGCTACAGAAAAGAGGCTGGTAGTGACTTAGTTTATAATTTAAGAAAAGCTAAAGATAAACTGTTAGCTAAAACACTAGCAAGTCCTGCATGGATTCTTAAAACTGATGCTGATTTTTCTAAAACAGCACGAGAGCTAGGTGTAAGATTTACTCCTGAATTTGGAAAAAAACTAACTAGACAAACTAAAAGAAGAGTTGGTTATTCTTATGCTGAAGATGTTAATTTTGATAGAGGTAATTATAAATTACTATTTGATAATGCTATTGCTCCTATTAGAAAAACAGGAGAAGTTTTACCTAGTGATAGTAAAGCAGTTTTAACTTTATTAAGAGGTGGAGAAGTTTCTAATGCTAGTAAAGCTGTTAGAGAAACAACTAACAACTTAAGAGATTTTTTTAACAAAGTATTAAATGATGCAGAACAAGTAGGACTAGAGCCTAATAAAGTAGAAAATTATTTCCCTCGTTCTTGGAATAGAGAAGCTATTGAAGCTAACCCTGAAAAGTTTAAACAATTACTTACTAAAAAACGAAAAGATTCTGAAGGTAAAGAGTTTCAAATAGTTAAACCTAAAAATATTGATGAAGTTGTTGAAGGAATGTTAAACAAACAAAATGAACTTTATGCTTCTTCATCAAATTTAATAACTCAAGCACGAAAATTTAAAAATTTAGATGACAATGAATTTAATGAATTTTTAAGTAATGATTTAGTCCCTGTAGTAACTGATTACTTTATGGGTGCAGCTAGAACTATTAATCACAAAAAACATTTTTTATCTTTAGGTAAAAATGTAACAGCTAGAGCTACAGAAAAAGGCAATGTAATGCTTTTTAAACAGAGTAACGAACAACAATTTATTGATAGATTTATTAAACCTATTGATGATGAACTAAAAGCTGCTCGAGGAAAAGGACTAACTAAAAATCAAAAAAAAGATATATTAAAAGTTTATGAATCTGTTACTGGTCAAGTAGATTACTTTGATAGTGGAGTTATTCAAGGTCTTTATGATGGTACTAAACTAGCTAATGCTATGGCTTACCTGCCTTTAGCTACTTTATCATCTTTATCAGAAGCCTTTATTACTTTAGGTAAAGCACCAACTAGTTCAGCTATTAAAGGAATGCAAGATACTGTAACTAATGGTCATAATTTCTTTACTAAAGAACTTGGTCAGCTAATAAAAGAAAAACATCAATTACCTGAATCTGAATTAGTTAAAGAAATGAATTCAGTTTTTTTAGCTGTTGATGAATCCTTAGCAGATGTTACAAATCGTTTATCAGGTGAAGGTTTACAAACAGAATCATTAAAAAGAATAGCTAGAGGTTTTTACAGATTTAATGTACTAATACCTTGGACTAAAACTGTACAATTAGCAGCATTCTCTACAGGTAAAGATATGATTACACAGAACTTAGCAAAACTTGCAAGTCCTGCAAAGCTAAGTAGTAGAGCTACACAAAGACTAAAAGGAGAACTTAATGACTTAGGAGTTGATATAAATAAAGGTTTAGCATGGCACAACAAACACAATGGTAAATTTACTAAAGCTTCTTTAAATGATGAGTTTTATACAAATGATATGGTTAGAGGAGCAGGTCGATTTACTAACAGTGTTATTTTACAAACATCTAGAGAGTATGCTACCGTGCCGACTTTTATGACTAATCCTAAATGGGATATTTTAACTCAATTTTTAAGATACCCAACTGTGTTTAGTAATACAGTATTAAGAAACTTTGCTAAAGAAACTATAACTGATACTAGAGCTAATGCTCCTAAGTTAGCAGCCTTTGTAGTTATGGCTACTAACCTTGCTAAAGCAACAAACTACTGGAGAAGTTCTACTGAAGAAAGAGAAAGAATTGATACTGAGGGTAGAGACTACTTAGATACAATAAAAGCTTTTCAAAGAGTTGGTTTACTAGGTCCTTTAGAATATGGAGTAAGAATAGGAGAAGGTATTTCTTACGGTCAAAATCCTATTGCAGCGACTGGGGGAATAGGAGGTCCAATTATAAATGATATTGTTGGTTTAACTTTATATAACCGAGGTTTGTTAGAAACAGCAGCTAGGAAAACACCTTTAATAGGGACTAAAAATATTTTTGACAGAACTGTTGGAGATATTATGGAAGAGTATACAGGTTTTAGAGACCCTTATACTCCATTACAAAAAGCTGCTAAAGAAGCTGATAAAGCTGTTGGTGGTGGTCTTGAAAGAGGTCTTGCTTCTTTCTTACAAAGAGAAGAAGAAGATGTTGATAATATTACCGATAGAAGAATATTAAAAAATACTGGTGGTTTAATTTCAAGTAGAGATTTATATACTGGACAGCCTTTAGATGTTAATGTTAGTTATACCCAAGAGGACCCAGCAGACCGTATCAATCCTTTGACTGGTGAGCCTTATCAAGAACAGATGAGTCGGCTAGGTTTTGCTGAGGGTGGTGATGTTATTAGGTATAACAACCCCGGTAATATTGAAAAAGGTCAAGGGTATGCAGGAGAAACAGGACAGTTTTATGCAGAAAATAGAAAAAGACCTTTTGTAGTTTTTGATACCCCAGAAGCAGGAATGAGAGCTATTGTTAGAGACATGAATACTAAATTAAATAGATATGTTTCTTTTAAAGATGAAGCTATAGACTATGCTTTACTAGAATACTTAGGTGGAGGAAGAACAGGCACAAAACAAGAAAGATTAAAAAGAGCAGAAATAGAAAACCCAGATACTATTGGATATTTAAAAGAAGGTTCGGATTTGTATAAACAAAAAGGTATGGAAGGTTTGTTAAGAGCTATTATTAATAGAGAAAATAATCCTGCAAATGCTGCTTTTTATAATAATGATAGTTTAATTAAAAGAGCTTTAAAAATAAGTGAAAAAGATTTTCCTACTGGCACAACATCTGAAGAGATGTTTAAATTACTAAATAATTAACATGCTACTATACACAGAACAACAACTAGAAGAAGCTTGGCAGGAGAACTGTAAGGTTCGAGCAGGTCTTGGTTTACCTTGGTTTACTATAGAAGACTATCGACCTTTATTTGAAGAAGAGATGGAAAAGTTTATGTTAGGAGAATTTTAATGGGCTTCCCTTTTGAGATAATAACTATGTTGGCCTCGACAATCCTTGGTGGTTTGATGAGTGTCTGGTCTGAAAGTAGAAAGGCTAAAGCAGAACAACAAAAGCTCTTGATAACTCGTGGTGAGTTTGGCATGAAAGAAAGACAACAGTCTTTAGACCATGGCTTAAAAGACAAAGGCTTTGCTTGGACTAGAAGAATTATAGCTTTGACTTCAGTCTTTGCTATTGTCTTACTACCTAAACTAGTAGCAGTTTACTATCCAGATGTTTCTGTAACTGTTGGTTACACTAATTGGAATCCGGGGTTTTGGTTTATCAAAGAAGGCCGAGAAGTATTTGAATGGGTTACTTTTCAGGGCTTGGTAATCACACAACTAGATACTAACTTAGTCTCAGCAATTATAGGTATGTACTTTGGTGGTAGCTTAGTTAAAGGTAAATAATGAATACTAGTCAATGGATGGACATTTTAGAAACTGTAGGGATTCCTGCAGCCTTTGCAGTCGCTGCTGGTTGGATGGTTTATAAACTATTTAATGCTTTGATAGCTGATATCCACAAAAAATTAGATACTCAACACAGTATGATAGTAGCTTTGATAGATAGAATAAGACAAATAGATAATGACATTATAAGAATAGACACAATGTGTCGAACAGCTATGGGTGTACCTGTAGATGTAGATAGGTTAGCAAGGGCAGATGGGAAAAAAGACCAAAGAAAAGATTGAGGATATAATAGAAATGAAAATATTAAGCACGTTATTTATAGTATTGTTGCTCGGTGTTAGTAATGCTTTAGTTGGAGATGAGTTAGTACATAAGTTTAAGTCACCATCATTTAGTGGCATCAATAGCTCAGCCCATTACCTAACCATAGAGAATCAAGAGTTCAATAGAAAGGCAGCGATTGAAGCTGAAATCAAAGCTTACCGAGAAGAGCTAGAAAGAGAAGCAGACAATACAACTCTAGCAAGATTTATCAGAAACTTAGAATCAAGAATATATGCTCAACTATCCAGACAACTAGTAGATGCTTTGTTTGGTGAAAACCCAAGTACTTTCGGGACTTTAGAGCTAATGGGTAACACCATAGAATACAGTGTTAGTGCTGATGGCACTATGATTACATTAAAGATTACAGATGCAGAAGGGAATGTTACAGAGATTACTGTTCCTATCGGTTCTTTTACTTTCTAGTTGTTCAAGTCTTAGACATAGTTCTCTTTTAGATGAGAATGTCTTAGGAGCTTATTCAAAGAAAAGACCAAGTACCGTATTAGAGTTACAGTCAGAGGAGTTAAAAAACTTAAGACCGGCTAGGCTTAAGCCGACTATTGCTATTTATCCTAATAGCTTCACAGACCTGACAGGGCAAAGAAAGAGTAACAGTACCTTTGCTTTATTTAGTTCTGCTATTACACAGTCACCTGATGCTTTACTTATCAGGGCTTTTAAACATGCTGCAGATGGTGAATTTTTTACAGTTGTCGAAAGAGTAGGCTTAGATAACCTAACCAAAGAACGACAAATAATTAGAACAACCCGTAAGGACTTTGAAGATAATACAGAGTTAAATGCTCTTATCTTTGCAGGTCTACTGGTTCAGGGTGGAGTCATTTCGTATGACACTAACCTAAAAAGTGGTGGTAATGGTGCTAGATATCTAGGTATCGGTATGAGCCGCCAGTATCGTGAGGACACTGTCACAGTATCTTTACGATTAGTTTCTGTTAATACCGGAGAGATATTAATAGAAGTACTAACATCAAAGACTATCCTATCTGTAGGAGTCTCTAACGATGTCTTTAGATTCATTGAAGCTGGGACAGAGTTAGTAGAAATAGAATCTGGTGTTACACAAAACGAAAGTGTATCTATTGCTCTCCAGAAAGCGATAGAGACAAGTGTACTAGAAATAGTACAACAAGGAATAGAGAGGAGATTTTGGAGTTATGAATAGAATAATTATATTGTTAGCTTTCTTAGGCTTTATGGTTAAAGCCGATAATGAAATATACATCAATCAAGTTGGTGCAACTTTAAACTTAGATGTTGAACAGCTAGGTGGTTCCAACCTTATTGGTGGTCTTGATGCTGCCTCAGGTCAGATGACTGCTCTAGAATTAGCTGGTAGTTCTATGACTTTAGACATCAATCAATTAGGGGATTCCAACAAATTTATTGGGGACATTGTCCTAGATTCACTAGTAGGTTTCTTTGAGTTTGACGGTGATAGTAATATATTTGAAATTCAAGTAGACCCAACAGATACTTATAGTGCCGATGGCGGTAACTATAATGTTGACGTTACAGGGTCAAGCAATGAATTTGAATTAAATATTGCTACCAATGCTTTAGCAGAATACTTAGACCTCGACTGGGTTATTAATGGTGATTCGAATACCATAGACTACACAGTGGATGTCGATGGAGCTACATCCTATCTAGATATAGATGGTGACTCAAACAGCTTAGTCTACAATGGTAGTGGCTATGCTGATGGTTACTTTTATCTAGACCAAACAGGGGATAGCCGAGCATTTAATATTACACAGAGTTCAACCTTAGCAAGTGATTGGCTTAAGATTATTTCTACTGGCAATAGTGGTACTGTCTGCATCATACAAAATGATGGCGGCACCAGCACAAGTTGCTAGTATAGGAAGCATAACAGAACTAAAAGGCTTAGGGAGAGTAGTAAGGGAACAAGACCCCTTTGCTGCTGCTCTCTCCTTTGCTATTAATAGTTTTGATAATGTCGAAACTTCTAATGGTCGGATAGGTATTACCTTTCTTGACGAATCTCAAGTCCGTCTCACAGAACATTCACAATTAGTTATAGATGAGTTTATCTATGACCCTGACCCATCTAAATCTAAGATGGCTCTACAGTTTGCTAGTGGCACAGCTAGGTTTATTAGTGGCAAACTAGCTACTATCAATAAAGAAAACATATCTATCGAGACTCCTAGTGCTACCATTGGTATTAGAGGCACAGACTTTACTGTTACTGTCGATGAACTAGGCAGGTCTTTGATAATACTACTACCAGATGAGAACGGTATTGCTTCCGGTGAGATAGTTGTTTCTACTCTAGTAGGACAAGTAGTTCTCAACAAGCCCTATCAAGCTACTACAGTTGAGTTGTTTGAGTCGGCACCTAGTAGTCCTGTTATCCTAGACTTGACTCTAGATATTATTGACAACATGTTGATTGTCAATCCACCAAAGCAAGACCCAAACTTTGTTAGCGAGGAAGAACAAACAGATGGCTCTGATAATATCCTAGACATAGACTACTTAGAGTTTGACGAACTAGAACAAGACTACTTAGCAGAAGATAACCTAGAGTTTACCGAGTTAGATATTAACTATTTAGATGTAAATTTCTTAGAAGACCTCTTGAGTATTATAGAGGAAGTAGATGAGTTAGCACAAAATGTTTTGAACACTGGCGACATTAATGTTCAAGGTACGGCTTTTGGTTTTGACTCTAATACACAGGTAAATACTTTTGTTACTGATACAGTGCTAACTTTCTTAAGACAAGTAGAAGACACAGTAAGATTAGATTTAGATACGAACAACAGTTACAAGGTTTTAATTATACAAGATGGCAAAGCAATTACTATTACTCTTAATGGCGGTAGTGACTCTTCCATTACTATCAAGCAGTCTTCCGGCTAAGCCTGATATATATTGGCGGATTACTAAAGCACCTTACCTCAACAAACCAGAGGCTTATGTAGATTACAGTCTACCTAAAGCTCAGCTACATTTTAAATTACAAGAAAAACCTTACCAAGAATTTATAGCCTTACAGCTTTTAGATATCTATACCACACACAGGGCTGTCAATATTAAAGGCTATGCTTTAGAAGCTAATCCTCTACTACCCAAACAACCTTCCTTAGAGTTGTTACTAGTTCTTAAAGGAGCTACTAGTTACTTTATTATCAGAGATGCTTCTCCTCAACAGATAACAAATATCAATACTCTGTATCACTTAGTACTGCTCAATAATCTTTACGTCATGCACAAAGCAGGTGACTTATGAAGTGGGTGAGTTTACTTTTATTTCTACTAACACTACCTCTAGTCTTTGATGCTCCGCCTCTGGAGATACTAAGACTCAAAACCTTTGATGCCCTCGTTAAGACTCCAGAGCCTACTGGTTACTTTACTATCCTTAACATTGATGAAGAGTTTATAGACCAACAAGGTGGTTATCCCTTACCTCGTCAAACCTTAGCAGACATACACCTTAAGTTATTACAACAAGGAGCATTAGGAGTTGGTTGGACAATACTCTTTCCTCATCCTGATAGACTAGGAGGCGATGAAGCTTTTGCTGAAATGCTTGGTCTAGCTCCTAGTGTCATAGCAATGCCCGAAGTAAACAATAATAAATATCCACAGACACACGGGACAGTTATCTTAGGACCTGATGTTAATTTAACTCAAGCTCAAGGTTTCTTAGAAAACATCCAAGTCTTAAAAGACTCTGCAGCTCAAGGAGCTGTGTCAGTGCCGGTTGATATAGATAACCTAGTTAGACAGATACCTCTTATCCAACAAACTCCAGATGGTTGGGTAGCTTCTTTCGGTACAGAAGTTCTCAAGATACTAGGTGGTGGTAATACTTATCAAATCAAAACTAATGAGAACGGTATAGAGATGATAAGAGTAAAAGGTATACCACCTATCCCAACAGACTCGACAGGTAAGAAATGGATTAGTTGGGTCGAAACACCAGAGACTAACCTAACTGAAATGGATGTCCAAGGTAAGTTTGTCTTTGTTGGTTTTACTGCTGCTGGAATACAGAGACAACTAGCAACCCCTGTAGGCCTATTAGAGCCACATAAAATCCAAGCAGCTCTAGCTGAGTCTATTTTACTAGAGACACCCAACATACCGGACTATCGTTTGTTTGCCGAACTAAGTATCTTAGTAGTAGCTGGTTTACTCGTGGCTATCTTAACTGGTTTCTTGGGTATTACTACAGGCTTAGTCTCAGCCTTAACTATCTTTGGTGGAGTAGCTTATCTTGGTTGGTCTCTTATACAGCAGAATCTTTTAATAGATGTTACATGGACTCTAATAAGTTTGTTTCTAATTGCTGCTCAACAGTTCTACCTAAACTTTAGAACTCAGTTTAAACTTAGACAACAAATCAAGAAGCAGTTCTCTACTTATCTTGACCCTCGACAAGTAGCTAGGCTACAAAAGAATCCAGAGTTATTAAGATTAGGTGGTGAAAGAAGAAACTGTACGATAATGTTTACAGATGTCAGAGGCTTTACTTCTATGTCAGAGAAACTAGAACCAGAAGAAGTTATTGAGATAATGAACAAAGCTTTAACTATTCAAGCAGATGCGGTCAAAGCTAATGAAGGGATGGTAGATAAATATATTGGCGATGCCATGATGGCAGTTTGGAATGCTCCAGTAGATGTTGAGGACCATGAACAAAAAGCTATTAAGACAGCTCTTCAAATACGACACGCAATGCAAGAAGCACAGTTAGATATTGAGATTGGTATAGGAATAAACTCTGGAGAAGTTGTTGCAGGAAATATGGGAAGTGCATCTCGTTTTGAATATAGTGTGTTGGGTGATGCTTGTAACTTAGCAGCTCGATTAGAGTCTTCATGTAAAACAGTAGGTAAAAATTTAGTTATAGGTGAGGCAACCATCAGCAAATATGAGGGTGAAGTAACAGAGTTAGAGTCTATTCTTGTCAAAGGTAAGGAAAAACCAGTAAAAATCTACACAATATAGGCTAAATGCTTTGAGAGCTACAGATATCGCTTCTAAGCAATTTTGTTAGATTTTGGACGTATAGTATTACTTGAATGTCTTACGTTCTATACAAGCGATTCTGTGAGGTCATTTTTTCACAGATTTAGTTTTTCAGGGCATTAACTTCTTTTTCTAGAAATCTATGTAATGGTTCGAGTTTAACTTTACCATTCCTAACAATACTCTTAATAATTTCTCTTTCATGTAAAGGAAAGATAACATCAATCTTGTTTTCAGGTAACATGCTAAGCTCTGTTACTACTTTATTTTCTCTAGTTAATAAAACTTTAAAGCTAATTAAGTTTGCTTCTTTATTATTCATTTATATTTTCTAAGTTACTAAAGGTAACTTTATCTTGTCTACCTCTTAAACCAGCTTTCATATAAGAAGTGGCTCGGCCTTCAAAGAAGTTCTGATGTTCAACACCCATAACTTCATCTAACCAAGTAAGAGGATTTTCTTTTTGATTGTAATTAGTTTTAAGACCTAATTGTAAAAGTCTTCTATCTGCAATGTAACGATTGTATTTATACATATCTTCTTTTGTTAGACCTTGGATGTTACCCATCTCAAAAACTAAGTCTAAGAATTTATCTTCTAACTCAACCATCTGTCTGCAGATATCATATATTTCTTTTTTAAATTCATCTGTCCAGATTTCTATGTTCTCTTGAATGAATTGTCTAAACAGTTTAGTCATAGCTTCGACATGCATAGACTCATCACGAATAGAATAAGTTACTATCTGTCCCATGCCTTTCATCTTACCGAACCTTGGAAAGTTTAATAAGATTGCAAAGCTACTAAATAATTGTAGCCCTTCGGTAAAGGCTGAATAGACTGCTAAAGTTTTAGCTATACTTCTTTTATCTTGTCTGGTAGTTTTAATATCATTAATGTATTCATGCTTGTCAGACATCTCTTCATACTCAGCAAAAGCTTTGTATTCATTGTCAGGCATACCAACAGTATCAAGTAATAAACTATAAGCATGTTGATGGATAGACTCCATGTTTGCAAAAGAACCCATCATCATACGAGCTTCTGGCTTTCTAAATATTCTCATGTATCTATCAATATATCCAGCACCAACATCAACATCTGATTGAGTAAACAATCTAAAGATTTGTGTTAGTAAATTCTTTTCCACATCCGAAAGGTCTTGCCAGTCTTTAACATCTGTATGTAGTGGCACGGACTCCGGCATCCAATGCATTTGATTCTGTAGGACATAGTAATCAAATATCCATGCATCATCAAACGGTTTATAGTATTCTCTGTTATTTAGTAAACTCATAATCTAACTCCTTTAATATTTTAATGTACTCTTGTGCTTCCGCATATTCTTTAAATAACTTGTCAATAGTCTCAACCGTATTAGGATGGTCGGCTACTGCGATTGGATTGCTAAGATACAAACTTAGGTTAGTCTTAGCTATCTTTTGTTGTGCTGAGTATTTTTCATACAAAGCTTCAAATAATTCATTATTCATTTTCTAATTTCTTAGCTCCTTTTTTCATTTCAGCCCAAACAGTTATGGGTAATTTAATGTTCTTATTAAATAATCTAAGGTAAGCATACTTAGTTTTTTCTGCTACCTCTACTACTTTATAACCAGACTTGACATGAGGATGTTCATAGCCAGTAAAATAAACTTGATATTTATTATCACTGATTCTTCTTTTATCAAACATAGTCATCTGCCTTGGCCTTTATACTTTTTAAAACTTCTTCTTTTGTGTTTGTTCATCGTAGCTGTTGCTAAATTACCTTGACCTTGAGAAGTCTTCTTACCTCTGACACCAGTAACAGGGACATGGTTTTTAGTTGAAGCCCATCTAGTTGCCATTTTTATAATAAACTTCTACAAAAGCTTCACATTTAGGACAAGACAGGTTAGTAACTATACTATACTCTGAACATTCTTCCTCAATGTCATGGTCTCCACCCCATATTAATTCTGTACTACAATGCCAACAATTCATTTACCTATCCTTCACAAGCTATACAACCCTCATCAAGTTTAATACGAGGTATTTTAACATTTACATTCTCTGCATTTCTAGCAGCATTAGACCTAAAGTAATATAAAGACTTAAGCTTACAAGCTCCATACCAATGCACATCATTAACATACTGCATGTAATCATCATGGACTGCTTGAGGCTCAGTAGCTTTAGGTAAAATAAAGAATAAGTTTACTGACTGCGACTGACAAATAAAGTCTTGTCTTTTGTAAGCATGTTCTACTATCCAAATCTGATTTATCTCATTGGCCGTTTTAAATAGTTCTTTCTCTTCAGCTGTCAGGATATCTAGGTGTTGTACTGACCCTTCATAACCAGCTATCTCTTTCCATAGCTCAGTTAGCTTCTTACCTTTCAAGCCTTTAGATTTTAAAAGCTTTTCTAAGTATTTGTTTTTTACTTGGTAACTACCCGAAAGAGTTTTGTGTGTATAAACATTAGCCCTATACGGCTCAATCGAAGGAGATGTCCCACCACAAATAATACTAGAAGAGGCATTAGGAGCAACAGCGAGAAGATGAGCATTCCTAAACCCACTACCAGAGATATCAGGAGCCTCTCCCCGTGACTCAGCAAGTCCTTGAGAAGCCTCCACAGCTTTTGTCTTGATATATTTAAATGCTTTGTGATTGAAGCTAGTAGCATACATACTTTCAAAAGGTATTTGTTTAGATTGAAGGTAAGCATGGAAGCCCATTGCTCCCAAACCAATCGACCTTTCTCGATAAGCTGAGTAAGTTGCTTTAGTAAAACCTTCTTTCCCTTCTTTAATGTGTTTGGTAAATCTTTTAAAGTTAGCATTGTATTCTCCTAATTGTGTAGTGTCGACAGCATTATCAATAAAGTGCTGTAAGACATTGTCTAGCATAGTAACTAAATCATTAATAAAATTTTTATTCTTAGACCACTTATCAAAGTGTTCTAAATTAACTGAGGATAAACAACAAACTGCTGTTCTTTCCTCATCAGTTGGTAGAGTAATCTCAGAACATAAATTACTCTGCCTAATAGATAGGCCTAAGTCTTTTTGTTTTTGTGGTAAAGCTTTGTTACAAGTATCTATATTGACAATGTAAGGCTCTCCGGTTTCTGCTCTAGCATTTAATAGTTGCCACCATAAATCTCTAGCACTAATAGTTTTAATAGCTTCATTAGATTTAGGGTCTATCAATCGCCACTCTTCATCGTTCTCAACAGCTTGTAAGAATTCATTATTAATGTTTACTCCGTTGTGTAGGTTTAAACATTTTCTATTTATATCACCACCAGATTCTTTTCTCATGTTGATAAACTCTTCAATCTCTGGATGCCAAATGTTCATGTAAGCAGCATAGCTACCTCGTCTTGTAACACCTTGATTAAAGGCTAACATCTGAGAGTCTACGACATGCATAAAGGGTATCGAACCAGTAGACTTACTACCGTGAGCAGTAGATACCCCGTTACTACGCACATCTCCCCAATATCCACCAATGCCTCCACCCGAACTAGCCAACCATATATTTTCATCATAATGAGATGAGAGACCAGTTCTACTGTCAGGAACATAATTAAGGAAACAACTAATAGGTAACCCACGACTTGTTCCCCCGTTACTAAGTATAGGAGTGCTAAACATAAACCAACAACGGGAACTGTAATTGTAAAGTCTCTGAGCCAGTTCAAAATCTGTAACTCCTTTGAATGTTGCTCCGAAAACGGAGGCTCTTGCGAAGGCTTCTTGGGCATGTGTTTCTTCTCCTGTAAAATATCTATCCTTTAAAGTATCTAAACTAAATTTATCTAAAAGCTTTTCATTATCATAATTAATCTTGATGCCTAAATATTCTTTTGCTCCTACTTTATCTTCCATTGTTGTCCTCTACATATAAACCGATAATCCCATAATGTATTATCTTAAGTAGTTCTTTTTTCTTTTCATCTTTCTTACCACACCTCATAGCATACTTCATAATATTACCAATGCTAAAACCTTCACCATGTCCGGCATCTATAATCATATCAGTAGCTTGATACTTACCTTGTGAGTAGTGTTGGTCGTAAGTAGAATCAATATAAGCTTTTATTTCTTGTAAGATTTTATCTTCATTAAACTTATATTTTATGGTCATGTTGTTATGTCTTCTAAGGTTATGTTTGGGTTTCTCTTTACTTGTTTATAAAACCATCTTAAAGAATAAGCACTCAACATCATTTTATTATTAGCATAAATATGAGTTTGTTCAGGTAGAAACTTATCTAAGTTCTTGGTTGTTATTTTAGTTACATCTTCTCCTTCAGGCACCATGGTCTTTAACCATTCTACTAGAAGTAACTTACTTTTTTGTCTTAATTGTTTAGCTTTCTTGCCTCTCATAATACCTCTTCTACATTAGGTTCTTTTACTACTTTTGTCAAATAAGTTAGACCTTTAGCATAAGTAAAAACACGAAGCCCTACTCCATCATTGGAGTCAGCTTTGCATTTAAATTTATAAGGACAAAAAGTACATTCTTTAGGTAACTTCATGTTACCAGCTTTACCTTCTGGTACTTCACTAAAACAATAATCAGGAGGAGAATCTGATTTAATAATTTGTTTTACCTTATCTATTTTATCTTTTATATTAGGTTTGTCAAGGTCTTGAGGCCTAAAAAGAGCTAATTCTCCTGTCTCTTTATTGAAAGCAAGGAAGCCACCCTTAGATGTCTTCTCTGCTTCTTCATAACCAGCAAGTTGAGCCAAGTAACCAAAGCTATCTTGCTCAGCTAAAGTACCTTCTTTAAATTTACGAAAGGCATAACCAGAAGCAGTCTTAATATCTACAACTTCGCCATCAATCTTACAATCCATGTGGCCTTTAATACCTTTAACTGAGACTTCTTTCTGCTCTCCAGTAACTTTGTGTCCAGCTAATTTAACAAAGAAGATTAGCAAGGCTTCTAAAATGTGACCATACAAAAACTTTATAAAGGTGACTGGCTCCATTTTATTTGAGCCATCCCTCTCTTCATGCATATCATACCAAAGCTGTCTTTGTGGTTTACCAATGTTAGACATCCGTAAAGTTTGACTAATAGCTTTATTCCTTTTAACCGGAGTTGCCCACTCTTTAACAGCAGATACAATGTCAATACCTAATTCTTCAAGAAGTTTATCTGAGATTTTTATTTGCTCACCATCTGAAAGAACTCCGATAGTGTTGTAGATATCTTCTACTAAAGTGTCTAATGATTTATTTTTCTTGCTCATCTTCTAGTTCCTTAAAAGCTTTTATAACATCAGATGAAAAAAGTTTTTGTAGGTTTATTAAATACATTCTACTAGCATTATGGTCGCCACCAGAAACAGTTTTGAAAGTGTCTAGTTCTTTGACAATAGTTTTAAGCACATCAGTATGAAAAACTAAAGTGCAATATTCTTTATCGCCCACACAAAGATGATGAAACCAATAGTCTGATTCAGTAGCTTCAATACCGGAAGGTTTACCATAGCTCTGATATTCAATAGCTATGTTACCAGTCTTCATCCACATACCTCTCTCAGATTTAACTTCAATCTTTTTGTTGAAGAGCATCTCTGCGACTTTCTCTTCTCTGATACTGCCATACTCTAGGTCAATATCAAACTTCTTTCGGTCTTTTTTAGTGGGTTTCACTCCAATTATCTCCGACTTTAAATTCGCCATCAAGGGGACACCGCATGTTAAAATACTCTCCGGCATCACGAATACTTTCAACAGCTAACTGTCCCGCCTGATTTGCTTGGTCTGTTTTTACTTCTATCTGCCACTCATCATGGATGTTAGCAACAAACTTAAAATCAATGTTACAAGTTTTAAGGTTATCATGCAACAGGTTCAAAGCTTTCTTCATTACGATAGCTCCACCGCCTTGCAACAAAGTGTTTAGGGCAGCATGTTTATGTCTTAAAAAGATTTTCCTACCGTCTAATCCTTTAAGGAATCCTTTTTGAGCTGCTGTGTCAACTCTTGTCTTAAGAGCCTTAAGTGTTGGTAAACTAGTAAGAAACTGTTCTCGCAGTTGTTTACCATCTGCTCGATTTCCTTCAACGATGCTTCCAATTTTTTCATCTCCGGCTCCGTATATAAGTGCATAGATGAAAGTTTTAGCCTCATCTCTTGATTTAAGTCCAGCAAACTGCTGATTAGTTGTGTGAATGTCTCCATTGATAATTTCATTTATGTATTCCTCATCTGACATGTAGTGAGCTAACATCCTCAGTTCTAAACCTGAGGCATCTATACCCACTAATTTATAGCCTTCCGGCACAGTCCAACAAGCTCGACACTCCTTACCATAAGGACTGTAGACTGCTGGAACCTGAGCCATATTAGGGTTTCGGTGTGCCATCCTACCAGTAATAGCTCCGGTAGAAATAACAGAACCATGGACTCGATTGTCTTTTTTAATACTATCAACCCATGATTCAATCTGACCAACTCGCTTCTGTAATAATAAATATTCAGCTATGAGTTGAGCTTCTGTAATATGTGCTATCTTACTTAAAGTACCTTCATCAACAATAGGCTGACCAGTTGGAGTAAACCTTTTAGGTTGCCATCCAAAGTCTATTAGATACTCACCAATCTGTTGACGAGAGCCGAGATTAAATTCTCTAAGTTCTTTTCGGGTAAAAGGAGTAGTGTCATTAGTTGCAACTCTTTCCTGATACTCAACGGAGGTAAGTCCAGACTTAGATAAGGTGCCGTCTTTTTTTAACTTAGGTGTGACTTCTTTAACAGGAATCCACTTAGGTTTAAAGGTAGCATGAACTTCATCCTCTACTTCTTTCTTTCGTTTATTTAAAGAACTTAATAAATCTATTGCTCTTCTCTCATCAAACAGAAAACCATTTAGTTCTTGCTCAATTAATATTTGTGTGGTTTTGTGTTCTATTTCTACTGATTCTTTAGAGAAACCCACACTATCTTTCCTTAGTTTCTCTAAAACTTTCTTGTTTAATCTAACATCTTGAATACAATAATCCAACATGTCCTTACTATACTCAGTAAACATTGGAGCAGTTGACTTAGGGCAGTTGAGTCTCCATCCCCACTTCTCTAGGCTATGTCCTCCTTCCCTAGTAGGATGTAGTAATCTTGATAAGGTCAAGGTATCAAGAATATTAGCATGAGTAGATAAATCTATTTGCTTAATCCTATCTATAGCTGGAATATCAAAGCCTAAGATATTATGCCCAACTAAGCTATCAGCGGATTTTAAAAACTCAATGCCCTCGTCAATGCTTTCTGGAGTAAAGGTATGCACTTTATCAGTATCATCAATAGCAACAATACACCAAATTGTAGAGGCCGGTGGTAAGTTTGTGACCTCACCAGTCTCATGGTCTTTTAGTGTAGATTCCCAAAGCAATCCATTTGTTTCTATGTCAAATACTAATTCCATTAAAATGCAATAGAGGACTGACTCTCTGTCATACTAAATTCAGTATCAAAGTTCTCAGCCAATCTTCCTGTTTCTTTATCGTAAATTAAAGCAGTTGCCATACCGACATCTCCAGTATACCTAGACTTTAAGATTCTAAGTCTAGTTGTCCGAGCCTCTTCAGGGTCATCGGACTGTTGATTCCTTTCTAATGCTATCACACAATCGCTTAATTGTCCAATACTATTAGACCCTCTTAAATGCGATAGAGAAACTTCAATGCCATTCTCATGGCCTCTATTACCATCTACTCTTCTCAAGTGTGAAACAAGAATTAAACCAGCTCCAGTTTCCTCTACTAAGCTTCTAAGCCTAGTCATAATATTATCTATGGCTCGTCTTTCATCACCTTCTTCTAAGGCACTAACAAGCATGTGTAGGTGGTCAACCACTACCCACTTACAATCACAACCAACAATCAAGTATCTAAGCTTAGCAAAGATATCATCTATCTGATTAGTCCCAAAATGAGCATGAATAAAAACCTTGTCATCTTTAAAAACTTTATCAAACATATCGACCAAAGTAGCTTCATCAAACTTCTCTCGTTCTTGGTCAACATACAATCGAGCATTAGCTTCGATAGATAGAATACCATCTACTGTTCTTCGCCAGTCTTCTTCGAGTGCTATGATACCGACATTGTCGTCTGTCTGTTTGACTAACCAATGTTCTAGTTCTCTCGTGATACTAGACTTACCAAGCCCTGTGCCACCAGTTAAAGTTACTAACTCACCTTGTCTCAGTCCATATAGTTTTTCATTTAGTCCCGCCCAAGGATAAGGCACAGACTCTTTCTTCTCTCTATCTAAAAAAGAATCTTTCTTCTCTGATACTCTAATGATACCACTAGGAGTATAGAGTTTAGCATCCCACCAAGCACTAACAAATTCTTTGTATTTGCCTTTGAGAAGCATATCATTAGCATCTTTGTAACCATTAGGTAAGGTGACTATCTTAGCCTTGCCGGGCTTAAGAATACTAGCAACCTTCTTAGCTGACTCAATACCTTGTCTATCTTTATCAAAACAAATGACAATATTATCAAAGCTTTCTATGTATTCTAAGTTCTCTTTAATATCTTTGACTGCTCCGGAAGCTCCTCTAATGATAGAGGTAACTGCCCACTTACTGCCTAGTAATTCATAAGCCGACATAGCATCACAATCACCCTCAGTTATGGTTAAATACTTACCGCCTTCTTTAAAGAGTTGTTGACCAAACAAACCAACTCCTTGAGGGCTAACATCATAGCTAAACTTCTTGTCTCGGACATATCTAATCTTATTAGAGGTTAGTTCGTTGTTGATATACAAAGGATAAATATGTTGGGCTATTTGACCAGCACTATCATAAACAGTCTTGACTCCATACTTCTCAGCAGTCTCCCTTGAGATATTTCTATCTGCTAACTTAGCGAAGACTCCGCCATGAGCATTTAGTTCTCTAACTGTTTCTGTCATATTAGTTTTATTAGATACGATATTATCTTGATTGTCTACTCCTTTCGGAAAGAATTCATCACAACTAAAACATTTAGCTGAGCCATTCTCATTAACCGAAAGAGCATCGCTACTACCACAAGCCGGACAAGGCAAGTGATACTTCTTAAATTTTAAATCTTGTTCCATCTTTGACCTCAAAAAAATAGGGCATCCGAAGACACCCTATCAGAATATATGAAAAATTGTGGTTAGGTTTCCTCTGAATCTTCAGTAGATTCTTCAGCACTTTCTTCCACTTGCGACTCAGGACAGCCTTTTAACAGCTCTTCTAAGTTTGCTCTATGTGTGCGACTAGCAAAGTCTAAAGCTTCGATAACAACAGATAAATTACCTACCTTGTTGACCATCACAGTAGCATCATTCTTTTTCTGTTCATCTGCAATAGCAGTAACATCAAAGTTATTTACTTCACCTTCATCGTTTTTAATACTAATAATCATTAGAATTCTTCTCCTCCTTCGATGGCATCGAATTCTGAACCATCACTAGATTTATATTGAACTAAGTCAATAACTTGCATAGCTTGAAAGTCCAAGCCTTTGAAGTCCCCATACTTATTAGATGTTTCCCACTCGTTATACTGCACTCTAACTTTAGAGCCGTTACCGACCAGTTCATCTATTGGAACTTTATTTGCATCTAAAAGCTTAGGCGACTGTCTAACCATTCCGTTAGGGCCATTCACCTTTCTTTTAAAAGTTATTGCTTTTCCGACAACTTCGTCATTCATTGTGATTTCTTTTGTTTTAAAACCACGAGCTTCAAAGTCATTGGCGACATCATCACTCACTACTAAGTCCACAGTATAAACAGGTTCATACTTGGTATTAGGAGTAGTTACACTAGCCCAGTAGGCTATTCCTTCTTGTATTGCCATAAATTTGCTCCGTTTTTGGCATAATTGCATAAACTATTATAGTTCTTCACAGAAGTCTGTCAAGAGCTATAAGCTAATCTCTTCAACTATTTTAGCTAAAGAGATTGTTTGGTTATTATAAAGAGTAATTTTAAAGTTATCGTCTGCTAAACATTCAACTTCATAAACTACTCCAGTTTTACTAAAGATATTTTCATAATTAGTAATTACAAAATTATCAAATTTTCTAAATAATTCTCTATTTAATATAATACTTTCTTGCATCTTAAACATTTATCTTAAAAGGTATTGAACAGTTTTTAGCTGTGGCCGTGCCAAAGTCTAAGCTACTCAGGTATCTCATACTAGCTCGTCTAATACTACTAGGTGGATTAGACTCAAACTCAACATTAACAGGCTTACCTTCTGCTAAATCATACACAATTCTAAAAGCTACTGAGTTCTTTAGAGTTACATTCCTAATATAGTAAGAGAAACTTCTGTTCTTTACCGGTTTAGGACAAGCCACAGGCTCTG